CGTGATCCGTACTAACTCGGGGTCTCAGGCTAGCCAAGCTGATTTGAGCCTTTCGCGTATCAGTGTGGCTACGTACGCCAGCATCCCAAACAAGTTGACACAAGGTCGACCCGTACAGATATATATTGACAGGCAACAGAGCGCTCCGTCGATAAATGTATGGCCCGTACCAGATAGTTCCCAAACGTATACTTTGGTATACTGGAGGCTACGTCGTATTCAAGACGCTGGCAACGGTGTGAATACAATGGACGTTCCGTTCCGGTTCTTGAACTGTTTGACGGCTGGTTTGGCTTACTATCTGGCGATGAAACTGCCGGGTGGGCTAGAGCGTATTGGCTTGCTCAAACAACAGTATGACGAAGCGTGGGAGCTTGCTGCTACTGAAGATCGGGAAAAAGCCACGTTCCAGCTTGTACCTCGGTACATGACCATAGGGTAAACCCTAATGACGGTAGCGAAGTATGCTAATGGCAAATACACCATCGCCGAGTGCGATCGGTGTGGGTTTCAGTACAAGCGTGTGGTGCTCAAAGAGCTGGTTATCAAAGAAGCACCGACCAACTTGTTTGTGTGCCCCCAGTGCTGGGAGCCTGACCACCCTCAGAACTTGCTTGGTAAATACCCCGTTGTAGATGCTCAAGCGATAAAAGATCCACGCCCAGACCGTTCGCTCACCACTGAGAATGTCCCAACCTCATCCCGGTACATCCCGGGCACGTTTAATCCCTTGTCTGGAGTGCAATCTTCGGGTACAGTTGGCACTGTTACGGTATCCACATCGTAAGGAGTTAGTATGAATAAAACCGCTTGTCTGAACAAATACACGCAACCAAAACCCGTACCTGCGCCAAAAACGGCTGGGTACCCAGAAACCGGCGTAAAAAGCACCGGAGTAAAGGTGCGTGGCGTTGGTGCTGCCGTAAAAGGTGTTATGGCCCGTGGGCCAATGGCATAAATGAACTACACCGAGTTAAAAACAGCGATTGCTGACTATACCGAGAATACGTTCTCGGATGCTGAATATGCTACTTTTGTCGAGCAGGCAGAGCAGCGCATTTACAACTCGGTTCAATTCCCGGCTCTAAGAAAAACTGTAACCGGCCTTGTAACGGGCGGCAATCGTTTCCTTGAGTGCCCGGATGATTTTCTTGCGGCGCACGCACTATATATTAGTTCAGATGGGTATACATACGATACTCTTTTGAATAAAGACATGAACTTTATTCGAGAGGCTTACCCAAGCATTAACGACACAGGCCAACCAAAACATTATGCTTTGTATGGCCCTAGGTCAAACGATCAAACCGAAATGGTTTTTATGCTTGGCCCGACCCCAGACCTCAACTACACAGTTGGTCTTGCCTATTATTTTTATCCGCAATCCATTACGCAGTCCGCAGATGGAAGAAGTTGGCTTGGGGATAACTTTGACTCTGTGCTTTTGTACGGCTCTTTAGTCGAGGCATATACCTTCATGAAGGGTGAGCCAGACCTACTCCAGCTATACAATACAAAGTACGGCGAGGCACTTCAACTAGCAAAGAGGCTGGGAGATGGGCTTGAAAAGAGAGATTCGTACCGTTCTGGTCAGGTGCGAGTTCCAATAACTTGATTGACAGGAGCTAAAAATGGCTATTACTCAAGCAATGTGCACCAGCTTTAAAGTTGAACTTTTGGCTGGAGATCACGATTTTGACACGGACACGTTTAAGATTGCTTTGTACACTAGTTCTGCGACGCTTGATGCGTCTACGACGGCTTACTCTGCAACCAATGAAGTCAGTGGCACCGGATACAGCGCAGGGGGAAACTCTCTGACTGTTTCTACCACCCCAACTTCGTCTGGCACTACGGCGTATGTATCGTTTAGCAACACCACGTGGACGTCGTCTACGATTACCGCTCGCGGCGCTTTGATTTACAACAGCAGCAAAGCTAACAAAGCAGTTATTGTTTTGGACTTTGGCGCTGATAAATCTTCTACCGCTGGTGATTTTTCGGTTCAATTCCCGACGGCTGATTCTTCTAACGCTATCATCCGTATCGCTTAATAGGAGGGGCAAATGGCCCTATCGCTCAAAGACCGCGTCCGTGAGTCCTCGTCCACGACGGGGACGGGCACTATTACGCTTACCGGAGCCTATGTAGGCTTTCAAACCTTTGCTTCCGTTATTAGTAATGGGGATACGGTGTACTACACCATCCACAACACAGCCACCGGGTTTGAAAACGAGTGGGAAGTTGGCATTGGTACGTTTACGTCCAGCGGAACGACGCTTAGCCGGGATACTATCCTGTCCTCTAGTAATTCCGGTTTGGCAGTCAACTTCAGCGCTGGCACGAAAGAGGTGTTTATCACCCAGCCAGCCGAGAAGGCGGTCTTTGAGGATGCTTCCAACAACGTAACGGTTGGCGGCAAGATTACGGTTGGTTCTGCTCCCACCGACAACCTAGATGTTGCGACAAAAGCATACGTAGACAACGCCACGGCTGCGGCTCTGCACTACCATGACCCGGTGCGGGTTGAGGCTCCTACGGCTTTGACCGCTGCTTACGATAACGGCTCATCCGGTGTTGGCGCTACCCTGACTAACTCAGGCACCCAAGCTGCGCTGGTTATTGATGGGATTACCCTTTCTACAAACGACCGAGTTTTAGTGTATGAGCAGGCTAACGCCGCCCATAACGGCGTTTACACGGTTACGAATGTAGGATCGCCGTCTACTAACTGGGTGCTTACCCGTGCATCCGATGCCGACACCTACAACCCAAGCGACCCGGATGCTATGGGTCAGGGCGATGCGTTTTTTGTGCTTGAGGGTGATACCGGAGCCGGTGAGTCGTACGTACTGACCACGCAAGGCACCATTACGTTTGGCACCACCGCTATTACGTATGCTCAGTTTGCCGCAGCCCCACAGCCCGGGGACGGTACGCTGACGATGAATGTGTCTGGCACGGGCTTGTCAGGCTCCCAGACGTTTACTGCCAACCAGACTGGCAACGCGACTTTCACGGTTACGTCTAACGCAACCAATGCAAACACTGCTTCTACTATTGTTGCTCGTGATGCTTCTGGGAACTTTAATGCTGGCACTATTACCGCTAATTTGACGGGTAATGTAACCGGGAACTTGACCGGTGATGTGACTGGCAATGCTGATACGGCCACAAACGCAACTAATGTTGCTCTGACAAACACAAATACAAACGCCAATTTTTACTTCCCGCTTGCTAGTGGTAACTCGACTGGTAATTATGGGTTAAGTGTAGATTCAGCTCTATCATACAACCCCAGTACGAACTACCTTTCTTCATTTGGTATTAGTACCGCGTACATCAACGCTTCTGAGGTTAATTTATCATCTGGTTCCGTTAATTTTGGCTACCTTGCTCCAGCTAAAGCCTTCTACGACGGCATCAATAACACGATGGAGTTGGAGCTTGAGTCTGCTGCCAACAGCTTCGTCATTACTGACAACGGTACACACAGATTCACTTTCACTAAGTCCACGGGCAATTTAGCGGCAACCTCGTTTACTGGCGACCTAACAGGGGATGTAACAGGTAACGCTGACACCGCTACATCTGCAACGAGCGCCACCACTGCTGGCTCGGTGACCAATTCCGTCACGTTCAACAACGGCGGATCAGGCGATGCCTCTGGTACGGCTTATAACGGCGGCACAGCACGTACCATTAGCTACAACACTGTGGGCGCACCTAGCACCAGCGGAACCAACGCTACCGGCACGTGGGACATCAGCATTACCGGTAACGCCGCGACGGCTACCTCAGCTACCAGCGCAACGAGCGCTACAGACGCGACTAATGCAGACAATGTGGCAATTACTACGTCCACGTCAGCTAGCGCGTTTAAAGTTCCGTTTGCCAATACGACAGTTTCTACCACTGGCGACTACGGACTGTTACAGGACAGCACCGCTACGTTTACATACAACCCAAGCACCAATGTGCTTACGGTTGGCACGGTATCTGGCAATCTGAGTGGTAATGTCACGGGTAACGTCACTGGCTCTTCTGGTTCCACTACTGGAAACGCGGCAACTGCTACGGCCCTTCAAACTGCCCGCACGATTGGTGGTGTTAGCTTCGACGGCACGGCAAATATTGACTTGCCCGGAGTCAACACAACAGGCAATCAAGACACAAGCGGCAACGCAGCAACTGCCACCACGGCTACGACGGCTACTACGGCTACAAACGCAACAAATGTTACCCTAACAAACACAAGCACAGCAGCCAGTTTTTTTATACCGTTTGCTAGTGGTAGTACAACTGGTAACTATGCACTAGGTGTTGATTCAGGCTTTTACTACAACCCCTCAGCCAATCAGGTAAGTGCTACTAGTTTTTACGCATCGTATTTATATGCAACAGGTTTTGTTCAATTAACTGGTGACGCTGATTACATA